CAAGTTATTAGCTTGTTAGTATTAGTCTTTGGTGTATATCTTGAGGGCGGTTTAGCCGACTATAAAGAGTGGGAACTTAAAGTTAAAGAAATGGAAGCTAAAGTCGCAAAAGCCGAGGCTGAGTCTGCTAATAAGAATGTAGAAATCCAAGAAAAAGTAGTAGAAAAAACTAAAGTAATACGTGAAAAGGGTCGAGATATTATAAAGTATGTTGACAAAGAAATAATCAAAAAAGAAGAAATAATTAAGTACATTGAAAATTGCCCTGTACCTAAAGAAATAATTGATACACATAATGCGGCTACTGAAATGAATAAGGCCGCGGAGGGAAAGAAATGAAATACTTATTAGTTCTCTCATTGTTTCTAGCAGGATGTTCAACTACAGTCCCAGTAAAACCTTCTTTTCCAAATGCTACTCCTGAATTGATGAAAAAATGTGAAGCATTAAAGAAAATAGAAGGTGATAAAGTAGCAATTACAGAAATGCTTAAAGTTATAGTTCATAACTACTCATTGTATTATGAATGCTCGACCAAAGTAGATGGTTGGCAAGATTGGTATAATGAACAGAAAAAGATATATGAAAGCGTCAAATAATATACTAATATTAGTATGCTTACTGCTCTCGGGTTGTGCATCTACAAACGATTATAACACTTATGTAGAGACACAAAAAGCATTAAACCGTGACTATACTATGGCTGAACTAGCACGTATATCAGCACTTACTGAGATTGTAAAAGATTCTCAGGATACAGCAGTTAAAATTGAAGCAATTAAAGCACTTCAAGAGATACAGCGCAGTAAAAAACCACTACAAATTGACCGCCCCAAGTCTTGGCTAGAAAGATAAATACATTATAATCTAGGAATTATAATGACACAAGAAGTTATTGACACGGGCGCACTTCCAAACGATGGTTCAGGTGATCCCTTACGTGTAGCCTTTGACAAAATTAACAATAATTTTGCTAATTTGATGGCACTAGTGCCTACAGCTAATGTAGAATTAGTTGATCCTAATCAATTCCCTGACGGTGCTTCAAATACATCGAATGCAAATTTTTCTGGCAATATTACAATCAATGCCAATAACATCTATTTAGGTTCATCAGTTCCTGCAATACAAGAAGATCCTACTGCGAAGATGATGACATTCTCGCAGCCAATTGGTCCTTTCTATAATCAAGAATATATCAATGTAGGTGCAACACCAAACGATGGTCAAGGTGACCCACTACGTGTAGCGTTTGAGAAAATCAATAATAACTTTAGTAATTTATTCTACACTGGTACAACAACTTATACTGTTTATACCGTTGGTGATACCGCTGGACAAGTTATATTTGAAACACCAGCAAATACATTTACACAAGCAAGTTTTCAAATTCGTTCTAGTGATACTGGAACTCCTGACAGTCAAGAAATCACAATCACAGCGCAAATATCAAATGACAATGCCAATGTAAAGTATACAGGTTATGGTACAACTTTCTTTGGTAATGCACTAACACGTTACAGTATGGATGTTTTAGATGGTAATGTAAGATTAATGGCAGACCCTATAGTAGATGAAGTATTGTTACACTTTATTGCCGCACACATAACTTTCATAGGCGATACTGCAAATGGTATAAATATTGCATTGGATGGGTATGCAGATTCAGTAATGGCTACTGAAAACTTACTTGATATTACTACTGAAAACGGATAATATGCGAGCAAAAGAATTTATAACTGAAAGTACCGGGAGCATCTTACCTGAAGTGCAGAGGACATTACCTGCTGCCTGGGTAATTAGTGCGTTACAAAATAATGATTTCTATAAACAATACCGTTTTGGTGTAGCACTAGCTGGTGCAAAAGGGGCCGCACAACGTAAAGAAGATAATGTACCAGAATATGCAACCACTTCCACCTGGGGCGAAAACGAAATAATAATATCTTATGCGGGGAGAGAACCACTACAAAGCTATTTAGATGACGCACTAAGAGAAATGGGACTACCTCCAAGTGCGGCAAAACTAGTTACAACACCACATAGTGAAGAACCAGTGGGTACTGGCATAAAAAGCACACTACAGCCTTTTAAAGGATATGCCAGAAAATGAGAGCAAAAGAGTTTATAACTGAGGGTTCTCGCAAAGGCACTAGAACAGATGCGGCACATGAATTCGAAAGAGCACACCCGGGACTAGTATCACCTGGTGGAAATGGAGATATATATTGGGGCCGCTATTATGATTTTTACAGAGTAGCACAGTTAACCGGTATGGATCCCGATGAATTAGACAAAGTAGATTTAATTTCATTCTTTGGTAACCTGCCTGTGTTTTCGGGATATACTGACCATGACCGTGACAAGTTATTCAGAGTAATGAAAAAATTAGGTATGAAACCAAAAGATAGTATTTCCAAAGGAAGTACAGAGACAGATGGTACTAACAGTGTAAGCCCATTAAACAGCTTCAAGGGTTACAAAAAGTAATGTGCATCATCGTTGCGAAATACTTTGATGATATTGGATGGGCTGGGGCGAAAAATCGTGACAGAAAATATATACCTACACTTGATTTTTTAATTGAAGACGTAGGCGACGTAGAACGTTGTATGATGCATGACCAAGTAACTGGTTACAAAGAAGGCATCAATAGTTACGGACTCAGCATACTAAACACAAGTTTAGATGTATTAGAAGATGAACCCGACGTAGAATCAGGTAAAGCAAAGAACAGTCCAGATGGACAAGCAATCAGTGATGCTTTAGCATTAAAAGACCCATTAGATGCTGTCAAACTACTAATTAAAAAGAAATTAGTTGGTTGTACTATGGTTTTCAATAGAGAAGATATGTATCTTATTGAAGCAAGCGACCAAGATGGTACTAAACCCTACGAATTTCTAGTAAAGAAAATATCAAAAAACAATACTGTTGCTAGAACTAATCATGGAATATATTTGCCTTGGGCTAGTTTTCAGCGTGTAGATGATGATAAAGAACAAACACTAGATAGAATTTCTAGCGAATCAAGATTATTACAAGCACAAGAAGTTGTAGACAATGCAACTAGTCCGCAAGATTTAGTAGACGGCTTGTGTCAAGTCAATATTGATAATCCTCAGCTAAATATAATGAGATTCAGTACAGAAGAAAATAAGTTTCGTACTACAAGTCAACAGTTGTGCGTACCAAAAGAACGCACATTATATTGTCGTCCGGTAAGCAGTAACTTACAATTTAACTTTTGGGAATTGAATAAACCAAATCGTGATACTTGGGTAGAAATTATAAGCAATAGAGAATTGTGGAAAAATAGCAAAAAGAATTTGCCGTTTGATGATGTGAAATTGAAAGACGTACAATGAGAGCAAAAGAATTTATAGCTGAAACAAAATACGGCGCAGCCAAAGATGTTCCAGCCGACCCAGCAAAACTACCCAAGTCACATCGCAGTGCTATCAAGGGTGCTATCAGTATGCCTGATATTTCACAAGTAAAACAAGGTGGCAGTCCATATGCTCAATGGCGTTTTGGTATAGCAATGGCAGGAGCTCCAGACTATCCGACAGAGCCCGCAGGCGCATTTGCTGGCGACCCGTTACTTGCTACATATACAGATGAAGATTTAAAAATAATAAACTCTGCCGCAAAGATGATTGGCGCCGGAGAGGTTAAAAAGATTACAGACAACCGTAGTACAGAAGCGGATCATGTATATAAAACAAGTCCAATCAATAGCTTTAAGGGCTATAAGAAAAAATAATTTTACTATCACGTTTGAGAATAAGTATCTATATATTATATAGGATACTCAATGATTGATATTAACAACACCCTCGATTTAGTAAAACTCAAACTATACAACGAATGGATTTATACTGCTCATATTTATGATGAGGGTACAAGCCCGATGCATGAATCACTAACCAAAGAGGTTGTTGAAAAATACATTGATCCGTTAAATCTCCCTAAAAATGCTAAAATACTAGATATGGGTAGTGGTCCTGGGTATTTTTTAGACCAAATGAAAGAGCGTGAATATACTGACGTAGTTGGTGTTACATTAAGTCCTGGTGATATTAAGACATGCGAAGAAAAAGGTCATAAGATTGCAAAGTATGATTTGAGTTTCATACCACAAAAAGACGGTTATTATGATGAGTCAGTTGATTTTATCTTCTGCCGACATGCGCTAGAACACAGTCCTTACCCCATATTTACATTAATGGAATACAACCGTTTGTTGAAACAAAATGGTAAATTATATTTGGAACTACCACAACCTAATTGTGAACGTTTACATGAATATAACTTGAATCACTATAGTATTTTAGGTGAGAATCAATTAGTAGCATTACTAACACGTTGCGGATTCAACATTGATGTATTCAACAAACTTGAATTTGACATTCAAGGAAAAAATGAAAATGGGGAAACTTTTACTGCAAAAGAAAAATTCTTCTGTATCATGGTAACTAAAGCAAGACCACTAGATATCAAATAAAACGATAAATACTCACTAACAAGTGAGTATTTTTTTTATGGCCTATCCAGAACCAACAGAAGTTTCCCCGTGGTATTTACGTAACATTACCCAAGCATTAGAACTTGACAGCGTGACTGGGCAGGTTCATGTACGTTCCAGTATAGTTGGTGGCAACGTTACTATTGCAGGTAATATTATTGTCAGTAATGTTACAGTAGATGCTATAGGAAATATTGATGTATCTGGAAATACAATGCCCGTCAGTGGTAATATCAATATTGATGCAGGTAATGTCACCGTATTACAAGGAACCGATCCTTGGATGGTTGAGGGTAACGTAAATGCATACGTTACCGGTGGTAATATTAATATTGACAACAGTGTTGAAGTCACTCAAGGAACTGATCCTTGGATGGTTGAGGGTAATGTTGCCATCACTGGCACAGCAAATGTAGCATTTGCACCAGAAGCAACAGATGCATTTGGTAGATTACGTGTAAGCAATCCATATACATTATACGACACTCAAGCAAGATATTACGACCACAATCAATTTAGTTCATATTTAAGTGGAGTTGCTACCGTTGTTTATGACGCTAATTCAAGTACATTTATGTGTAACGTTGGTACTGCTAACGGTGATACTGTATTCCGCGAAACAACTAAAACATTCCCATATCAACCCGGTAAGAGTTTACTAGTTCTCAGTACATTCTGCATGAACACACCTAAAGCTAACTTAAGACAACGAGTAGGTTATTTTGGTGCTAACAATGGTGTATACTTTGAAGTTAGTGGTTCTACATTTAATATGGTTATTCGTAGCAGTAGTTCAGGTAGTATTGTTGAAGATAGAATACCACAAAGTAGTTGGAACGGTGACCCTCTCAATGGCGCCGGACCTAGTGGTATCACATTGAACCCTGCATTAGACCAAATTTGGTTCTGTGATATTGAATGGTTAGGTGTTGGTAGTGTTCGTGTTGGTTTTGTTATTAACGGTACATATATCACATGTCACACATTCAACCACGCAAACACACCAAGTACAGCTTCTGCAAATAATACAACAACATATATGACAACTGCTACATTGCCTGTTCGTTATGAAATTACAAACATAGGTGCAACTGGCTCAAGTAGCATGTTGCGACAAATTTGTTCTAGTGTCATTAGTGAAGGTGGATTTCAGTTAACTGGATCAGGTAACCCAAGAGCCGCATCACATGTTATTGGTAATCCAATAAGATTACCTAACGATGCTAGCTTTAAACCAGTTATGGCTATAAGATTAAAAAGTACAATGTTAGATGCTGTAGTTGTACCTATTAACTATAGTTTAGTTCCTGTAGCACAGAGTATATTCCAATATCGTGTATACAAACGAGCAATAACAAGCGGTGGAAGTTGGGTTGATTCAGCTACCGATAGCGCAGTACAATATAACTTAGCACCAACTGCATTAGTCAGTGGAGATATTGCCGAACAATCATTTATTAATTCTAGTAATCAAAGCAGTAGTGCTCCTACACAAGAAGCATTTGGATTTGAGTATCAATTAGAAAGAGATTCATTCACAAGTACAGCTTATGAGTATGTGATTATGATGGCAACTACTGGTACTAATCAAGATGTGTATGTAAGTTTAGAGTGGCAAGAAATTACATAATTCATAATGGATACCATATCCACTAAATAAAGTTATGAGTGGAACTGCTAGCTTAGTTAAAACGCCGTATCAAAAAACAAGTTTTAAAACGGATAAAGAATTACAAGACTTTATAAAGTGTTGTGATCCAAATACGGGTTATCTATACTTTATGGATAACTTCTTTTACATACAACACCCTACACGTGGGTCAATGCTATATCATCCGTGGCCTTATCAGGAAAGATTGATTGAGACTTATCACAAGTATCGTTATTCAATCTCACTAATGCCTCGACAGTCAGGTAAGTCAACATCAGCCGCAGGATACTTACTCTGGTACGCAATGTTTGTACCAGACAGTACAATTCTTATTGCCGCACACAAATACACAGGTGCGCAGGAAATTATGCAACGTATTCGTTATGCATATGAAGCATGTCCTGACCATATTAAAGCAGGTGTAACAACGTACAACAAAGGCTCATTAGATTTTGAGAATGGTAGTCGTATTGTCAGTGCTACAACAACAGAAAACACCGGTCGTGGTATGTCTATTTCATTGTTATATCTGGACGAATTTGCGTTCGTTAGACCAACAATCGCTGAATTATTCTGGACATCTATTACGCCTACACTAGCAACTGGTGGTAAAGCGATTATCACAAGTACTCCCAACAGTGACGAAGACCAGTTCGCACTAATTTGGAAAGGTGCTAATAAAACACAAGATGAATACGGTAACACAACCGAGTTAGGAATTAACGGATTCAAAGCATATCGTGCTTATTGGAATGAACAGCCAGGTAGAGATGAAGCCTGGGCTGAACAAATGAAAGCACAGTTAGGTGAAGATAGATTCCGTCGAGAGATTGGTTGTGAATTTATTATTGCTGACGAAACATTAATAGCTCCTGCTATATTGATTGACCTTGAAGGTATTGAACCTACTAGTCGTATGGGGCAAATTCGTTGGTATGATACGCCCAAGAAAGGTAATATCTACGTTGTGGCATTAGATCCTAGTATTGGTACTGGTGGCGACCCGGCAGCCATACAAATATTTGAAGCTAATACTACAAAACAAATTGGTGAATGGAAACACAACAAAACTGCTATCCCTGAACAAATTAAATTACTAGCACAAATTACAAAACACATTGCAGATATCACAGGAGAACCTAACAGCATTTATTATTCAGTTGAATGTAATGGTATAGGAGAAGCCGCATTAGTATCATTAAACGAATACGGAGAAAGTAATATACAAGGTATCTTTTTAACTGAGACAGGTAAAGCTGGTCGTAGAGGATTTAACACTACAAATAAAAGCAAAATTGCTGCCTGTGCTAAGTTCAAAACATTAGTTGAGAGTAAGAAAATGAAGGTAAATAGTCGTAGTCTTATAGGTGAGATGAAGTCATTTATAGCACATGGTGGCAGTTATGCGGCTAAAATTGGAGACACAGATGATTTAGTTATGGCTAGTTTATTAGCAGTACGTATGATGCAACAATTAGGTGACTATCATTATGATTTAGAAGAACAAATTCGTGACCACGATGAGATAGTACAGCCCCTTCCATTCTACGCTGTTTTAGCTTAAAAGATAAATACTTGTATGCCAAAAAACGCCGATTCATTAAACCGTTCATTATTTGACCTTTTACATAGTAAGGGATATGATCCTACATTACTGAGTACAAATGGTAAAGAAACACCCACCCCTGAGGAAGCAGAAGTATTCCAATTTAATTTTATTAAAGACGGGGAAGACTATGGAAAAGTCACAATGTCAATTGATGGCTTACATAAGTTAGTCATTTATTATGATAACGATGTTGCAAATAGTGAAAAAGAAACAGAAGAATCTGAAGATTTATCTTGGTACCAGTTATTAAATCAATTGAAACGTTTTGCACAAAAATATCAATTGAGTTTTGAGTTACGTAATGTGAACAATTTAAAGCACGATATGGCTAAGAGGGAATATATGAAAAAGAAAGAATCTATCGCAGAAGGTTATTACTCAATGGGTAAAAAAGC